GTAATCTGTTTCCATGTTCTCATGTCGAGAAGGAAGTTTAACTATCTTTGTTTCTTCTTTGATATCCGATTCTATATTTAGAAGGTCATCTAATTTTTCATCTATTTCATTCATAATTAACTATTATTTTCTTCACTGTAATCTGCTTTGACACCATCATCATAGAAAGTGACATTCTCTGCAACAACAAAAGTATCGTCTGCATCGACTGAACCAACAAAGAGTAATTTATTACTAGCATCGGTCATATTCACAGCAGCCGAAACTGTTATTTGTTCTCTGCCGGCTGCAATTGTTGTTATTGTGGGATTAGTATCTAAGTTAGTACCAAATACTTCATCTCCTACACTTATCTTACTATTTATCGCACTAGGAAAAGTGATTATGTTTAAGTTGCTTACTGCATTTGATAACTCTTGGAATGCAGGTTCATAGTGTTTAACTTCTTTAACAAGTCCTGATGCACCTATTGTTGATGATGTGAATGTTTTATTACCATCGCCAATATAAGTTCTTTCAATAACATTCTTAATAATGTTGCCGGTGTAGATAGGACCAAAGAAGTATGTCTTCATTGTAAAGTCTAAAGTGTATTCTATAACTCTTCTATCTTCCATTGAACCCTCATAGTCATCCTGAAATGATACTGAGTTTAATATTATGGGTACATCTCTATGGTCTGCCATATCATCAACCATCTTCATGGTGACTGTATATTCTGGTTGAAAGTAAGGTAGTATTTGTTCTACGATTTGTAATGCATCATTCATATTCTTAGTTAGAATAGATAATGTAAAGTTTAGATTATAAGGTGCAGGTGCATATTGAAAACCCTTTTTGCCATTTGTTTCCATTATAGGTTTGACTGCCCTTATAAGTTTGTTCTGTTGTCTTTGAACATCATATTCAAAACCTGTCAATTCAAATGCCATCCTTGGCAACGATATTGCACTCCTATTTCTATCTGATAGATTCGCCTCTTCAGCAATTCTATCTAAGAACTTTTGTTTGGGACCATATGATATAGGCACCATAGGAGAAGATAAGACTGTTCCGTCTGCCTTAACTTTCTTAAACTGAATGTTATTAAACATCGTGCCAAATACTGATACGCATCGTTTAATAGTTTCATTGTAAAAATATGTACCGAACATTATGGTTCACCAAATGGGTTTGTTTCTGATAAGTCTAAGTATGATGAATCTTTATTCTCAAAGTCTAAGTTCTGAGCAGCTGCATCATTATTGAATGTCATTCTATCGTCTATAGATGCGATAGTAAAGTTTGCACCATTGGCACCATTTAATATATCGCCAACTTGTAGTGTTGTTGTGATATCTTTTGCGAGTAGTTTACTTGTTGGTTGATGCCAAGATACAACTTCTGCAACAACTGTACCATTTAGGGCGAGAGTTTCATTTGCAAGATAGTCTGTATTGTTTCCATTGTTCATTGTCATATTCAATGAGTATGCTTGTTCATCTTCTATCAAGTCTATGTCGCCAATTCCAGTGTCGAAATCTTCTTGACTGTATTCGAATAGTTCACATCTTAGTTTGAACACAAACAGTTTACCCACTTGATAGAATGGGTCTTCATGTTCTACAAATTTAATTTCAAACATAGAACCACTAAGAGGGAAGTAGATTAAATCTCCTTCGTTTGGTCTAAATGATGTTGCAAGGTTTGAGTCTAGTGAGATAAATCTTTCCCAACTTCTCAATGATATAACAAAGGTCGCTTGGTCTCTAATCTGTAAACCAAACTTAGACATAAGGTCGCCTTCACCTTCAAAACCATCTGTATTTTCAATATACATCTCAACTGAGTATGCATCACCGAATTTAGATTGTACATCTTCATTGAGTATACTATCTTCTTCGATAACTTGTCGAGGTAGATACATTGTCTCGTGACCATACATTCTTAAAGACTCAACAACCAAATCTTCATAGAGATGTTGTTCAGAATTTACTGCATGATTAAAAAATACATTTGTTGCCATAATCTATTAACCCATCATGTCCATAGGTAACATGTCATGATTTAGTCTTGCCTCTTCTTCGAGTCTTGTTATTTCTTCTTGTGCCTCTTGTTTCATCTGTTGTCCGTCTAGTGTCACACCACCTGGTAATGCGATACCTGAGAATTTAGATAGATTCTCTCCCCACTGATATTTACATAATGCAGTTCCATATTTTTTCAACCACATGTCATTGTATACATCTGTAAAGTTATTTGGGTCTATCTTTCTATAACATTCAATAACAATATACTCACCTTCATGTACAAAGTTTGAGTCCATGTGTAAGTATAATCTGTTTTGATGTTGATTGTAATTTATTGGTGTTCTACCAATAAGAATATGATTCATTGTTTGAATCTGTTGTTGAACCATCTCATAATGCAACATGTTAGTAGCGTTCATACTATATAAATCATTCAATCTTAACTGATATCTAATGTCCCACATGTTGAGTGCTGACTTATCATTGAATGGAAATATGTTCATAACTGCCATAACAAACTCTGGAAGAACAATGTAATTTTGTTGTTGTTTGAATTGTTCGTCTGTATATGCGTGAGTACCAGCTGCGCTTTCAGTGAATGATTCATCACTCTTCATCTGAGTTTTTTTAGTGCCTGTCATTTGATGTTTTAGATAACATTTAATCGTTCCATCGTAATGATAATTGTAGAAGTATTGAAGTGCTTCGTCTATTCTATCATCAAACTGGTCTTCATCGATGTTGATTTCCAGAACAGGTGCACCAAGTTTTCTTTTGATGTACTCTTTAAATGTTGCTTTACTGTTTGGAGTTGCCATAGTAGTATTTCCTGTTTATACTACTATTTATATGAATTCTAATCTTGGAAAAAAGTTTTTGTTTGTAGTCTATCTATCTTCTCATCTATACGCTCTATAGAGTCGATAATTCTCTGAAAAGACTTCTCCATCTGTTCTCTAGTGACATAATCCTTGGCGATTTCTTCTCTTGTTTTATTGATAAGAATATCCATTCTCTTTTGTTCAGCAAAGATTCCTCGAATCATCCATCCGACAGGAACTACTACAACAGTAAGAACAATATTCCAAAGTAAGTGTGGGTCTATGACTATATCCATAGTGTTATTTATGAAACTAACTACTGTATCAGCTTACCAAATCTATCTGTTTTGAACACTAAACCGATGTTTTCTTTATGCCATTCTTCGCCATTCTCTTCAATGAGAATTTCTCCATTGGGTTGTGAAATCTCTATATTAAACGATATACTATATCTATCTTTATCTGTAGTGTTGGGTTCGACCATATGCATCAAACCACTAGGAAATAAAAGTATGTCTCCAGTTTTTGGTTGCCACCCCCAAGATTCTTCCATTCTAGGTGTCGATAAAGCCATTCCTACATAGTGTTTAGTTGTTTCTATAAACTTAATATCTCCCTCGTCTCCGTCTGCTCTAATATAACATGCACCAGAATAAGTACAACCATTATGTAAATGTGGTGCATTATATCCACCTGGATAGTTTATGTTTCCCCATGAGTTATGCATAACACATTGAGCAGTTCCTCTTTCAAATCCACAATAACCCATAATCTCTTCTGTCACTGTTCTTTTAATTTGTCTCATCAACTTATTGAATATTGGATTGTTATCGATACCATCGTTTGATTGCCAACCAAGACCTTTATTAGACCTTCTTCTACCTTCACGGTCTCTAGTTCTCATAGCATCCATTTCATCCTTCAACATTTGAAAGTACTCTGGTGTTAATCCTTCTACTTTGTCTTCTGGATTAGATAACCATTCTCTAACACAAATTACTGCTGGACTAAATAGTTTAATCGCCATCTACTTCTCCTTTATGAAACGGACACTCTGGTGGAGGTTCCATTTCTTTAAAATTCTTACCTTTTTGTTTCCAATGTCCTTCACTTCTATATGCACCCATATTATTGGGTTTCTCTTTTAACAGTTTATCGTACTTCTCTCTGTTTACTTGTTCCATGCCAGGAAGTTCTTGTATTCTTTCTTCGGTTCTATCTTTGTGCCATCCAGCAGTGTCTTTTAACTGATAAGTCGATACCCATTCTTCTCTTTTGAAAGGTATAACTTGAACTAGGGGAGTTCCTTTTGGTATAACAAAAGAATGACTAACTTTAGGATAGAAAATAATTTGTGAATTGTCTTGATTGATATTAAAGTCATCTGTATCTATAACACCTTGCCATGTTGCAAAATGATTGTTTTGAAATAAAAAGGGGTCTAAATAGAAACAAGAATAACCTTTTGGCGTTATTATATTCCAAGCATTTCTCATTTTAAATGCATCTTTAATTGGACCTTCTTCTCCCAAATAACTGAATGAGTGTGCAAACTGAGCTGCAGGATGAGAAGGAGATGCTTGAGATTGTGCAACCTCTTCACCAAATTCTTGAGTATATGTTTTGCCGTTATCAAAAACAACTTCCATATCTCTATTCGCAAGAATGTACCAACCAGATTTTAACCAATCGTCCATTGCCGGACAAGCACGAATAGTCTGTATTCTTTGTCCTCTATCGTGTTGAAAGACTTTCATCTTTTTCCACCAATCAGGACTTAGTGATTTAGCAAGAACTGGTTTCCAGTCTCTAAGACTCTCTTCGTTAAATGTAGTAAAATCTATCGTTGGCATTATAAAATTCTTCCTTATTCACTAGTTCTATCTCGTCACCCCTAAGTACGATAGAACATCTATCTGCATATCGAGCTCGTTCTGTCGGCGCATCTGCACCGTGTGGTATTCTTCCATCAAACATTAATAATCTGTTTGGTTTAAACTCTATACTTCCTATAGAATGTTTTTNTATATGTTCTTCTCTTCCATCTAAACCAGCNTGATAAACACCCTTATCATAAAATCTTAAATCGCCACCCCATGCAGGATTCCAGAATTTATTGTAGTAATATAAAAATGACAAGTTCCATTCATCTTTTTCATCACAATCACAATGAGTTGTACCATGTTGACCATGAGTCTGAGAATTAGTTCCCATATACTGAAATCTTTTCCACTTAAAACCAAAGTCTGTACATATCTTTCTATTCAACCATCTAGCATGTTCTACAGTGACATCTGTTTCTCCATCTTCCATTTTTGGATTACCATAATCATCTGTTTTAAAGAATGATGCACCCCAAAGTTGATGATGAGGTAAACCTGTAGGATGTTGTGCATTTACTTGATTTTGTTTAGACCATCTAGGACCTTCAGAAGTTTTATGATGAATCCATCGATGTGTAGAAGTTTCTAAGTAATCATCTATCACATAGACTTTATTTCCTAACGGAAAGTCTTTAATAGTAAAAGCTTTATCTACCTTGACTATTTCTAAGGACATAAACTACTCGATTAATGATTTTTGTGGTGTTGGAAATCTATTAATATATTCTTCTACATCTGGAAGTAAATCTTCTCTAGTTGATTTTACATCATTCATAACATTTACATAAATGTTCCACAATACATCATAGTATTCAAGAACTCTTCGTGCATCTGACCTTAAAGGATGATTTGAACCATCTCTACCTGCAGCCATAACATCTACCAGACTTTCGAATCCATAAGATTCTATTTGTTGGTCTAAGTAATTTCTACCAACATCATTAATTTGTTGACTGTATTGATTGGATAATGTCACATCGGAAGGTGGAACAGAATTTTCAATGTAGTTTTCGATTGCATCTAACTCGACATCTGTTAATGCAATTTTTTCTTGTTCATCAAACTGAACATTGTCTTTCCACTCCATGATTTTGACTTCTATGTCATCATAGATAAGAACATCATACTCAAAACCTAAATTAGGTTTATCGACATTATCATGTCTCCATTCTAGGCCATTTGGTTTTCTAATAGTGAGATGACCATTCTCACAATAAATTAACATATTCATAACAACTCCATAATTTAGTTTTGATGTTTATTTTTAAATCTTTCATACATATTTAGGTGTTCTATTTCAGAAGTATCCATACCTTCAATCCAAGGACCGCCTCTAGTATAATGTATAGCACAAGCACGCCACTTTTCTTCCTGTGTATCATGCCCCTCAGTTATAACATACCATTCTGGTATTTCTGATATCTTATCTGTCCATTCGAATTGATGTAGATATTTACCACTTTCAGTATTGATAACTTCTGGTGTAAGTTTCTTACAGTCTTCATGACCATTATTAAATATCATTAATGATGACCAAAGTTTTTTAGGATAAGATACATTCTTTTCACCGTTAAATTTTGTTTCAGCATAAGTATCAAAATCATACTGAACACATGCAACTGCATCATCTAAATCTAAGTAGTAGAACATTGGTAAAATACTTTCATTGAATAGTATATCATCATCAATAAAAATACTAAATCCTTCATAATTTTCTAAGTAAGGAATTAAGAATCTACTATATGTGAACTCTGTTGATTGAGCTGCATACTCTCTATTATACTCTGGAATCTTTGATATGTCAAGAAACTTTATTTCAGGAGTCCAATCTCCTAATATGTCGTGTATATCACCGTGACCTGCTCCAAATAATATACTACTCTTAAGACATTTAGCACTTAGTTCTGCAATGTCTTTGTGTCTACTATCATATCCGACATAGATTGTCAAGGGTTTGCCAGCAGAAAGTTTATTTACTTTTTTATTGAAGTCTGTCACATCTCCTCTGAAGTTCATCTTCAATAAGTCACTATGTATTTCTAAATATCCACGAGTGAATGAAAACGACATTGAGTAGTGGTCTGCATTTCTTTCTACAAGTTGCGACTTCATTTCGTCAATCATTTCATCTATGGGTGTTTCTGGAAGAGGTATAGCATCGTGGTTATCCCATATCCATAAATCTAAGTCTGGGTCATTCATAGTTTCAAAAACACCTGAACGAACAGAACCTGGGTGTATAGATAACTGATACATTCGTTCATCTCTGGAGTTCATGCCTGCTGTAGATACAGTACCTTGAATTGCATTCCATAGACCTTCTTTTCTGATACTATCGACTAACCAATGTGCCTTTGCACCATGATAATACACAGCATTAAGACTAGAATCTTGTTGTTCGCTTAACTTAGTATCTGTAAATTCTTCTATCTTTTGATATTCATCGTTTGAATTTTTGAAATCCATACCTGCAATTCCTGGTTTTGGATTTTGAGGTGGTGCAGTATATCCTTTAGAAAGAAAGTAATGATATGCCCATGAATGAGACTGTAATTTGTTCCAACCAAGAAACTTTTGTTCCTTGATTAACTTGGTCATATCACCCCATTTGACCTGTTTTAGTTTTCCTGTTCTGTTCTCTGTCACCCATTTTAAAGATTTATATGCCTCTGTATCTTTATAATCTTCTTTCACATTAAAAGAACCCAACTGAACATGTGTGTTCTTATCTGCTGGATCCCAATCTTTGAGAAGTTCCTTTGTGTGCTCGAGTGAGTCTGATTTTACGCTCATAATATAGTTCCTTAATTTCTACACTAATATTTAGTGATTAGGAATTAACAGGTGTTCCTGGCCATGTTTGTGACAATGAACCATCCCAACGGATAACAGGTGTTTGACCTTGTCTAGCATATGTACTAGGCGACCTATGTTGATAAGTCGTTGGTGTTTGACCTTGTCTTGCATATGTAGAAGGACTTCTATGTTGATAAGTCGTTGGTGTCTGACCTTGTCTAGCATATGTAGAAGGACTCTGATGTTGATATGTAAGAGGTGTCTGACTATTTGCAGGATGTCTGTAAGTAAACGGACTTCTATGGTCATATGTTAAAGGAGACCTGTGGTCATATGTCAACGGACTTCTATGGTCATATGTAAATGGAGTCTGATTATTTCTTATAAACGGATTCTGAGCATTTACAGGATTCTGATAGTTTGCTGTTGTTTGTCTGTTTCTAATATTAGGTTCTTGTTGAGCTCTGATATTAGGTTCTTGTTGAGCTCTGATATTAGGTTCTTGTGCATTTCTAATAAACGGATTTTGTGCGTTTGCAATATAAGGTGTTTGTGCATCTCTAATATTAGGTTGTTGCGTTACCGTTTGACCTGAACGAATATTAGGTTCTTGTTGAGCTCTGATATTAGGTTGTTGTGCATTACTAGGTGACTGACCATCTCTAATATTAGGCTCTTGTTGATTCTTAATAGTAGGTTGTTGAGCAGTCTGTTGTTTGTTTCTAATATTAGGTTCTTGTTGTGACCTTATGTTTGGTTCTTGTGCTGACTGTTGTGCTGAACGAATATTAGGTTCTTGTTGACTTCTGATATTAGGTTCTTGAGCATTACTAGTTGTTTGTCTGTTTCTAATATTAGGTTCTTGTTGACTTCTGATATTAGGTTGTTGTGCATTAGAAGTGTTTTGTCTGTTTGCAATATAAGGTGTTTGTGCATTTCTGATATTAGGTTCTTGAGCTGCACTAGCCGCTTGTGCGTTAGCAATGTAAGGAGTCTGGAAGCTTCTTATATTTGGTTCTTGAGCAGACTGTTGAATGTTTCTTATATTAGGTTCTTGTTTGTTCTTAATTGTAGGTTGCTGAGCATTACTAGGTGTTTGTCTGTCTCTAATATTAGGTTCTTGGTTTGACCTAATATTTGGTTCTTGTGCGTGTCTAATAACAGGATGCTGAGCACTTCTATTTGCTTGGTGTTGTTGAGCATTTGCAATGTACGGACTCTGGAAAGTATAAGGATTCTGATATGTATAAGGTTGTTGATGGTGAGCGCTGTAAGGCGACTGATAATTTCTAATATTAGGTTGCTGATTATTCGCAATGTACGGACTCTGGAAAGTATAAGGTTGTTGACCAGTATAGGGTTGTTGACCACTCGCAATATAAGGCGATTGATATGTAAACGGTTGTTGACCGGTATAAGGTTGCTGACCATTAGCAATAGACGGAGTTTGCACATTAGAAGTACTTGGCGATTGAGTATGCCCAATTAAAGGTTGCTGTGGCATTAGATTTTACTCCTTTCTTTTAATTTGATTATAGACATCTTCATTTCCTACTTTCCAAGTTGCGGTACGCCTTGATTGTTAAAGTTATGCGCCAACATACCATTAACAAAAAAGTTCGAGTTATCTTCAATATCAGTTAAGTTATAAACTTCCATTTCTGAATGTTCTTCTACTGATACTATCTCTAATCCTATCTCATCTTGTCTATCAAACATTATGCCATCTAACATACTGAATATACTATCTCCAACTGTAAGTTCATGTGTTTCTATATCTTCCATCCAACTATGTTCTTTGACTGATTTCTCAACATCAAATGCACCCCATTCGCCATTACTTAGCATCAATGGGTGAGTATCAGTCATCTGTAGAATTCTACCATCTGAGAATGTTATATCCCATATAGAACTGATTGGTTGAGGATTAATTTTTTGTATTCTCTTAGGTTCAAGTAATTTAGTACTTTCGTTCCAAGACATGACCCATTGACCAACAACACATGACTCGATAGGTGCATGTGAACCATCGCCTAACCATATCATTGAACCTGGAGCGAAGCAACCTCCGCCGCCTCCGCCACCACCAAAGGTAAACGGATTTCTATAAGTATAGGCGTCAGTAAACTGGATATTTCCAATCGAAGGCGTTCTTGCCTGATAAGTGAAAGGATTTCTTCCAGATGTTGGGTTTCTAGCAGCGTTAGGTTGTCTAGCATTATAAGTGAAAGGAGCTCTTGCACTAAATGGGTTTCTAGCAGCGTTTGGTTGTCTTGCATTGTATGTACTAGGCGACCTATGGTTATATGTGTTAGGTTGTCTTGCACCGTATATACTAGGATTTCTAGCATTTAATGGTTGTCTAGCATTATTCGGTTCTCTTGCCT